TTAGTGCTTCCCTTCTATTAAGTCTAACCTAGCTTTTATCTTATCCATTTCTCTGCGCTGCCATGCCGCCTCGATATAGAATAAGAGATCAGGTCTGACCCCCCATCTAGATCCTGCTGGCGTTATTTCAACGCGCTCAATGATGTCTTCCATTACCATCACTGGATTATCATCCTCATCAACAATGATGCTCCCGTCATTATCAGTCAGCGGCATTTCCCTTTGGCCAGTAATGACGTCATCATATACTGCGGGATAATCGTCATAGCAAAGAAAGGCATAGCGGCATGTTGTGCTTTCTTCTTCCATGAGTCCGTGAGAAATAAGAACATCACGAAGTTGCTGCGCGATTACACCATGATGTATCCTCGCCCCTTCTTCCCCCTTTATAGCGACAGCGTTCAGCCATTTATAAGCGATATACCTGACGTCACCCCAGGCATCCAGCAATGCTTCGTCAGGAGAGACCGGCTCTGTCTTTAATGTTCCGTCACTGGTAACCACAGGATTGGAGCCAAGATAAACTGTCGAGAACCTGTTTCCCGGACCACCAAGAGCATTTACATTATCAAGATAAGGTTTAACATCTCCGTTCTCAAAAAGATGTTCGAGTGCGTTATATACCGCGCGACGTGGAGTACTGCTTCTGGAACCATGCAACGTTATCATTGCACCATCTGCTGAAGACGTTGTTTCACCGCCGCTAACGATTAATCTCTGAGCGGTAACATCATCAGACGGTACTTTCTTCGCAATAATGGCGTAATTACCCTCAAGTTTGACTTCCGCGCGAACTTGTCCTGATGTACCTGCATGGACAGTCAGTGACTGGACGGCAACATCATCTGTGAAATCAACGGGTACAGGAACCGTCCTCACGCCTGACGTCGACATCAAAGTAGGAAGCGTTCTGTTAGGAGTGGCTCCGTAGACAAAATCCCTTGAAACAAATTCTTCCTGTTTGATTTTCACCCTGAAACAATATAAATCAGCCGGGTGACCATCGTGAACATAAGGATATTTTCTGTTGTTATCCCCTATGCTCCATGGGTTTAGAAAGTCTTCCCCACCGAAAATGTAGTACAGCCAGTTGTCTTTGATACAAACTGAACCAACACCAACCGCAGAGTTAACTATTCCGCCCTGATAAATCTGATCAGTAACATTAACCCACTCTACATTATCCAGACTCCACTCATTGACGTTAACTCTGGTCATAAATGTTCTTGGATAATTTCCTGCATAACGGTTATCAGGTTCTCCTCCTTCCCACTCACCAAATGCGCGCTCACTGCCAAAAATAATCAGCTCATCGCCAACTTTGGCAAAAGGAAGGTTTGAGTGATGAACATTATTTGGGAAGCGAAGAGAATTCCATGATGTACCTAAATCAGAGCTTCTGTGCAATGAACTACCGGGTTGAGTACTTAATGTCCCCCTGGTCGTCAGATACAGAATGCCATCATAATATTTTACACATGGCTCAGATGCATTCGCCTCATATTCTGCAGGTATGCGTCTGCGAACAAAGCTACCAGGAGAACCGAAAGCATCAGAGAAATAGAGTATCCCAAGCTCGCGTGGACCAATATCACCATTATGGTAGCCAACAGCAAAACTGTTATCGCTAATCGTCGCAAAACTGTGAATCTCAGTAACAGGAGTGCTTCCGTCAACAAAAGAAGGAATAGTTCCAAGACTGGTTTTTCTCCATGGTGACGAGTGAAATGATGTACCAAAACTCCAGTATCTACCCTCGTTATTCTGATCCACATCCTGGGTATTTTGCGTCGTAACTGTAAAAGTATTTTTATCAATAACAGTAGTCACCGTCATATTCCCGGTAACACCTGTAACACCAGAGTTTGAGAAGTTGACAAAATCACCAGCAAATAATCCGTGATCAGTAATGCGAATATAAGCGACTTGCTGATTTGCTGCTTTCGTTATACCACCATAAACGCGAAGGCTGCGACTCATTGGGCGATCCCACAACTCTGCAACCTGCAGTTTATTTCCTCTCACGGTCCGCGTCTCAATTACAGCAAAAAGGCGATTTCTGACAACCCCCATACTCATGCAGTGATAGTTAACTGTGGGATAGTTTTCATGTAAATCTGTAAGCCATTCCGGCGTTGTCCAGGTCTTCCCGTCATCTCCTGAGCGAACCCATGCAACATGGAGGTTATTTACACCATGGCGGTCTCCAGCCATAAAAGGCGCATAGATGACATTGTCATATACAAACGTTTTATCCTGCGTCCAGGCGTTGTACCACGGTGTATCTGTAATTTTAAATAACTCTCCCTGGATAAAATCTTCAGAAGCATAAAAAAGAGGCTGACCCGGTATTCTCTCAAATAAAAAACGAGCATTTTTAAATCGACTGACATCCGGAAGATTTGATACTTTAAAAGTAAGCCCTCGCCCATCTATCTTTTCACCACCTGTTGCAACAGAAAGTAATTCTGATAGAGCTGATGTATCATCATGAACACCATCACCAATAGCCCCCCAACCTCTTACATCATAACTGTCTCTCCATCTTGCTATCTGAAGTTTTGGGTATTTATTCGCTCCATCTGGGTCTTCTAATTGCCGCCGTAACTGATCAGGATCATACTTCAGCACATTCGGAAAATAGAACTGCTGCGCACCATACGCATCATAAACAGCCATAGAATGGCCTTGCACAGTTACGAATTTGGCAATCTGTCCGTTATATACAGGATATCCAGCAGCGTTAATGATGATTGGTTGCGAAACAGGAACGTGAGAGCCGTCTTCGTTTTCCACATAAACCTGAATCTGGTTTTCAGGATTTACAGGGTCAGTGTCAATTTTACCGATATAAATTTTGCCATTGGCTACGGCTTTAAAAGAACGCGCCATAGTGAAGAGTTGCGAAGGCATCGATACGATCACATTGGCTGTAATGTCTCTCATTTAATTTGCTCCAGACACAAGGAATCGCCGCAGCATGGCTACGGTGAATTTTGGGCATAAAAAAACCCAGCCGAAGCTGGGTCGTTGCGTTGGTTATCTGTCAGTAGTTATGTACTGAAGGAGGTAATTCTTTATTCTTAAGTCTTATCCATGCTGAAAGGTTCGTCGGTCCGCCTGGCTCATTAATATCAACATCTCGTGTATGGTTGATTAAAACATCTCTCGCCATATCGATAATACGGGAGAACTCATAACCGCAGTCATGACATCTGCCTGAATAGTTCGATTGAATTTGTTTTAGCGCCGGATACAATTCGCGGAATAATGCCTGTGAACGGTTGGCATAATCCCATAACCATACAAGGCTGTTTGCTTCTTTTGCAGAAAGCTCGTTGGTTTTCTTCTCTTGTTTGCCAATGAACTCACCTTCAAGCGGAACGCGAGCAGCAAGTGACAGAGCTTCGGTAAACTGCTCCTCGCTGATTTCTTTGTATGAACACCCAAAATGGGATTTCAGTGACGACCACATGGTGATCATCGCCTTAGCCTGTTTTTCTTTTGGCAGAGACTGACCGCGACTCATGACGAGTTGTTTAATGGCTTCCTGCTGTTCAGTGGTGATTTTCCCCGGCAATGCCTTTTTAGCTTTGCGCGGGTTAACCACATGGCCTTTAGTCCAGTACTCGTAGAGCACATCGTCACACTCTTCCTGATACTGGATTACCTTGTCGCGGATTTCAGGGCGGACTTTGTTTGGCTGAATGCTTGAAAGCCAAGCCGCAAACTTACGAAAGGCAAGGCATATCATTAACTGTTTACCGCCAGCAGAAGGTATTTCGATTTCCGAAATACCTTTGACAAATCTCTGTTTTAATTTAACAAATTGAGCAGCCCAAACCATACCCATGCCTTCTACAACGGGTTTCATAGGAACGTAAGGTTCATTGTTAATGCTGACCAAAAAGAGATTTGTTCCGTGGAATGGAACGTTGATTGTATGTTCTGCAATTGCTACACTCGTCATGTCGTTAATTCCTATGCGTGGTTTTACGATACCGAAGCCCTGACTGTTCCCGCAGTTGGGGCTTCACTGTTTTTGTAAGTCACTGTAGCTATAAAGCCACTGACCACTCATTTTTGATTTGATTGACTCTACTGAATCACGGCAAGGAATGATTCCGCCTGACATCATTCTGATCTCCGTAAATTCACCACTCCTTATCGATTCAATGCCATCAATGTTAACTAAAGATTTACCTCTACCAAGTGCATTCTCATAGCCAATCTCATCAACCTCAATAAACCTCATACCGTTATCCCCTCTCTCTTCAGGCTGTCCAACACTCGCTTGTAAATCTCAGAGTTAACAGATCGCCCGTTCTCTTCCGCCACCTTACGCACCAAATCCAATACTTCTTTAGGCCACCGCAAATTGAACTGCGGCATTTTGCTCATTCCTTTCATATTTACCTCACAATATAGGTCCACTGTGGACCTATTGAGAATATAGTAGAGTGCTTCTATCATGTCAATACACTAACTTGGGGTGATGGCATGGCTAGAAACGATCCGCACTTTAACTTCCGTATGCCTTTGGAAGTAAGAGAAAAATTGAAATTAAGAGCAGAGGCTAACGGAAGGTCAATGAACTCTGAGTTATTACAAATCGTTCAGGATGCTCTCTCAAAGCCATCACCGATTGCAGGCTATCGAGACGAAGCTGAACGCTTGGCTGATCAGCAAGCAGAGCAGTTCAAGGCCGTTGTGTTTGAGACACTTAAAAAGATTTATGGCAAGGATGATAAATAATGCTGCACACAATTCATTTCTTATGCCCCGTTAACACTGCCACTGTTGGGCAACTTCAGAACCACTGTCTCACCGCATTATCTCAAGGCGCAACTGAATTAAATATCCATATATCAAGTCAGGGAGGGGAAACTGCCGCTGGCTTTACTGCGTATAACTTTCTTAAGTCACTCCCTGTTACCGTTAGAACTCACAACATAAGCAATGTTGAATCCATAGCTAATATCGTTTTCCTGGCTGGCTCAGAACGTTTCGCAAACCCATTATCAAGATTCCTGTTACATCCTCTATTATGGTGCTTTGCCTCCCCAGCCGCCGACCATGCCAGATTGAGAGAGTACGGGAAATGCCTCGATAACGATCTTGATCGCTTCGTTGAGACGTTCAATATCGACATCGGAACCCATATTAGGTGGGCATCCCTGATAGCAGACTCGACCATTTTGGATGCTAACAAGGCTCTTGAGCATGGCATAATTAATTCCATAAAAACTGCAAGGCTGGTATCCAATCAGGCAAACTGGTGGGTTGTTTGATGGGTAAATCATGATTACTCCTATGGCCGGAAAGATTCGCATCCTTAAATTTAGTGAGCAAGGATTACCATCACACCTTAACAGCCTCCGCGTCCACGAGTAATTCTGTCGCGGATTTGCTTCCTGCGGTGGTTTAAGCTGGAGAGCTTGGCTTCTGCTTCTGATATTTGCACATCTAGATCTTTAAGCTCAAGATCTGAAAGTCGCTGGTCAAGCAGGGTTTGATTCAACTCAATGTTGTTCAGACGTTCTTCTATGGTCATGGTATTTCCTTAATCTTTAAAGTAGAGAAGATAAAAAAACCCACCTGACGGTGGGTTAATTTTTGCATTTACCTGGGCCATATTGACTACTTATAAAATGAGATCAATATTTAATCGCCCAATAACGGGTATATGTTGAGGTATATCATGGCGAAAAAACCAGGTGAAAACACAGGAAAAAACGGCGGAATATACCAAGAAGTTGGCCCACGCGGCGGTAAGAAAGACAATTTTGCAACCGTCAAGGACAACGAAAGGCTTCCACCAACAACAAAGCCAGGTCATGGCTGGGTATTGGATAAGCGAACTCCAGACAGCAAAAAGTAATACTCAAGCCGGGTCACTCCGGCTTTTTGATATGTCGCTCGCAGAACTCAACAAGCCTGCTCATTAAGTAGCAGTAAGTCTCATTGGCTCTTCCTGGTTCAACATCAACACCGACCCTTGAGCAGATATCGAATGCCATGTGAGCGCACTCATGGGCAATAGTAGATAGTTTGCCATTGAACACGCCTATCACATGCAAAACACCATTCTCGCTGCTCATTGTATGAGACGCTCCGTTGGCGTCCGAGTCATGCACGTCAACGCCAAGTTTTTGATGCAGGCGTTGCCATTCTGGAAAGTCTCTACAAAACACAATTGTACCGCTCTCAAAGAGCGGAACGAGCATCTTTGGTACGTTTCCAATGTTAACTTTTTTCATGGTATCCTGCTCAAAACTAAGGAGCTTGGTGTGAAGCAATTTCTTGCTGCTATGTTCTTATTCATATCTTTTGGGGCTACAGCAGAGTGCTGGGTCGTTGGAGATATGCGCGGAATAAGCTATTCAGAACGAAATAATTTCCATCCGGAAGAAGATGGTTTTAGTGGAACATTCATCATTAAGACAAGCGGTGAAGATGCCAGCATCACATATTCTGGGACAGATGCGGACGGCATGGCTTACAAAGCATTGTCTAAAAACTCCATCATAGGAATCGGCGCGAATGGCGAAACTCAACGCGTTATCGACTCATGGGTAATACATCCTACTGGAACAGTTTTAATGTCAAAAACCATTTCTGGTTATGGGAATATGGATTCAACCAAAGCTTTTGTTGGAAAAGTAAAAAGAAAATGTTAACGATTGAATCCAATTCCCCATACGTTACTGCTGTGTTGCCTCAGTAGCAAGCAGCGGCCTGATGGCATTTGCAGCGTTACTCAACGCTCTTTCATAGGCTGGTGTTCCTGCTTTGGTGTTTGCCAGACGTAAGAGCGCATTCCTTGCTGCTTTGGACTCATACAAGCGCATCATTGCACCGAAACCAGCCTCAAGCCCCATTGATACGCCAAGAGTCGCAGTTGCGCCAATCGTCCTTATCCTGTTGGCTTGCGATTGCCCCGTCTGAGTTACTACATTTGCGGTGTCTGACCTTGCTGTTTGCTGCAGAACTTCATGAAGAGCATCAAGTTCTTTCATGTGCTTTCCAGAAAAAATAGTGTTGTAAATTTCACCGCCTGACTGAGATTTCAGCTTATTAACTTCAGTGATGAACTTGGCTGGAGAGTCACCGGCCTTTTCCGCTATTTTGCTGACGTAAGCTGCACGCATAGCATCTTTCCCTTTATCATCCAGTGCGCTCCAGATTCGTTTCACGTCAGATGGTTTTCTGCTTAATACAACGGTATTTATAAGTTCAGGACTGGCTTCACTGCTTGCCTTGTTGAGTTTGTTAGCAATGTTTTTATTAAGCACCTTATTATAAACGTTTGCATAATCGGAATTTGCTTTAAGGTATTTTGCTGCGTCTGATGCACCGAGGTTTTTAGCAACTGCGTTACGAAGGTCTTTTGACATTGCATTCTCTACCATATTGGTAGCTGCTTTTGCCTGGTTGGGGAAGACCATAGCATCTCCCTGAACATTAGATCTAAATGCTGTTCTGTGCTGACGCAAGAGATCAAACGTAACATCCAAATCAGTTGCAGGGTTTGCTAATTCTTCACGTAGGTTACGCAAGGATGTAAGCAGGCTTTGATTGGCAGACGTCCCAAGTCGTTCCTGTCTTGCGATCGCTGTATTCAGAGCATTCATGGTATTTGTGGTATCAACTGCGGCATTACCCATTTTATTGGTGACGTCATTGATAACAGCGCCAGCGGCATCCTTCCTCCCCCTTAACGTGGTGGTCAGAGATTTCACCACATCATCAGGGTTGTACTCACCAAAACGGTCAAAATAATTACTTACCAGCTTACTACGCGTTGCATATTGCTCCGCTCGCTTTGAGCCTGTCCCGAGCAAAGCCCCCTCGGCATCCTGAGTAAGGCCGCGAGTGAAAGCATTTTTCGGCGGGATAACATCAGATGTCATTGGTGTCACGCCCATCGATTCTGATGTGGCAATTTTCTTCGCCACTTCTGGCGCAATATCACCTTTTATAGCCGTTATTCCACGCCCTATTCCCTTTGCTGCGGCGGAAAGAACACCCTGAGCGGCAAGGTTAACTCCGGCATTTTTAGCTGCATTTTGTGCGAAATCGCCTTTCTGATTTGCGGCCTCTGCCAGTGATCCAATAGCCATGCTTCCTGCCGTTCCAACTCCTGGAACTAAATACCCACCAATTGTTTCACCGGCTTGTGCGTAGGGGTCTGTCGGTCTGTCTACTGGACGATAAACATCATCCAAAACCTTGGGTCCACCAAGCCCCTGGCTGATTGCATTAATCAGACTTGCGCCGCCCTGCAATACGTCAAATGGTATGTTTACCAGACCACGACCAGCCTGTTCTGCAATTTGCCCTGCACTTTGACCACCAGTGAGCCAATCGCCAGCTTGTTGCATCAATGATGGTTCTTCCCGTGTTGGTGCATTATTGGCCTGATTAACTGTTTGTTGCTGAACAGCCTGACCAGCAAAATACTCATCAATGGCGGTGCCAATATCTTCGGTGCTCGTACCATCAGGAAAGGTAAATGTCTTACCGTTTGCAGTTACTTTCATCATTCCACCGTAAATTGAATGCCTGATTTTGACGTGTAGCTACCTCCTGCTGATTGCTGAGTAGCTGGCTGTTGCCTTGATGATTTCTTCCCGCCATTACCAACATTAACGTTATATTGCTGGTTGTAATTGTCGGTATATTGCTGAATGTCGCGCATTGATTGTTGCAGCGCTTCAGGACTTGAGAAATCAGGCTTTGGCATACCCTGAAAATACCTATTGGCCTCTGCTTCGGTGTTGATGCCAGATGCCCCCATATCTCGGGCTGCTGCAATCCCCTGATTTTGCATTTTGCCCATGATTCGCTGTGCAGCGTTGTATAGCCTCCTCTCCTCAACACCAGATGCCCTGCTACGAATATCTGCACCAAGAGCAAAAGAACCTGAAGAACCTGTAATACCTGTCATGAAGCCAAGATCGTCAATTGATGCGCCAGAAATTGCATCAAGATCTTTCTTCATTTCGTAATTCTGTGCATTAGCTGCCGATGTAGCCGGAGCAGCAATAGAACTGGCGGGGACGCGAATCATATTGCCCTCGTTGTCTATTCCTTCGTAGAACGCATTAGCACCAGCGCCGTGAAGCTTCCTACCAACCGTTACCGTTCTGCCATCTGCCAGTTGCACAACATTCTCCCCGCCAGCATCAGGACGACCTCGAACACGAAGATATGTCTTTTGTTGCTCTGGAGACAGGCTGTTGAAATATTGATATTCTTTAACAGATGCAGGAACAGCACCTCCAGCAGTGCGCAGGGAGTTTTCACGGCTAACAGCAATGCTTTGCGCCTTTAAACCTTCCCCAGCTTTATTGCTGCGAATCGTCTCTGCCAACTTGCCACGCTCAATATCCCGACCTTCCATTTGATCTTTGATATCGAAATACTTCTCATGACCGAGAGAAAATAGTGCCAGATTACCTGTGAAGTGCTGGAAGCCCTGCGGGTCATTAACCTGCATTTCCGCAATAGTTTCTGGAGGGATACCTAAACGACGCATCTCCTTTTCGTTATCCATCATGAACCTGCCAAATGCACCCGGACCAAGCGACGAAGCGACCTGAGCCTTAAGCGCCAGATTGCCAAAATCATCCCGCTGGGCGTCATCGACATACCCCATGCCTTTACGGACTTCCTCAAACTCTTCGGGGAATGCTGTAATAAGATTACGCATCTGCTCCCTGTCGCCGGACGCATAAGCATCCGCATAACCTTTCTGGAATGCCGCTTTACGCTCCTGCTGTTGCTGCTGCTTATAAATATCAGCAACTCCAGCCAGACCACGAAGACCTGTCAGAGCAACGTTATTTGCACCTGATCGAGCCAGTTCATTGTTTTCGCGGATCAGACCAAGCGTTGCGTTAATGTCGCTTGCCTTTGGCGCATTCTCATTTTGCGTACCGATGCCAGCCAGAAAACCACCAGAATTAATACCCTGTTGCCACGTAGCCATTGATTACCCCTTAAAACAACGAGCCAAGCAGACCAAGACCAGCACCGATACCAGCACCCCACGGAGTTGATAGCTCGAGAGCACTGGCTATGCCACCACCCAAAAGCGCACCGGATGCAGCACCACTAACACCCTGCCGCAATGCTGACGGTCGGTTGGCGTTTGCCGCTGCAAGAGCCGCGCTTTGCTGTGAAATCTGGCTCATGTTGTTGGCATATGTCTGCCCGGCGTTTGCCTGCCCCTGAAGAGCGCCAAGACCGATATTTGCCAGGTTGTTGTAATTGTTCATTTGTCCAGACAGCCATTGCTGACCAAGCGTTGGTGCGATTGTTGCTAACTGATTACTGGTTGCGGTGGAACCCAATCCACCTGTTGCTTCCGCTGCCGCCAGACTCTGATAGCGCGCCTGACCAGCAAGGTCTTTATACTGCTGAGAGTTGTAATACTGGTTAAGTGCCTGACTTTGCCCCTCCAGAGACGATAAGTTTTCGAGGCTGCCTACATACTTATCAGCCAGAGGAGTAAACGGCTTCAGGTTATTCATGATGGTGTTGAACTGCTGATTTTGCAGGTCTGCAGCATACTTCTGGGCTTCTGCTGCATACTTTGCGCTTTTATCAGAACTGCCACCTTTCCCGCCTTTTTCAGGGCAATAAGGTTCCTCGCCGCGCAGTTTTCTGCCCAGCTTAAATGCATATAACATGGCTATCTCCCGTGATTCAGGAAGTCGATTAGTTCTTCGCGTGTGGCGCTGTAAAACGTCACGTCATCCACGCCTTTGAAGTATTTCTTGATGGTTCCTACACGCTTAAGGCCAATCATTGCGCAGTACATCTGCCCGTGGCGGAATTTGCGTGCAGCGAACGATGTGACGCACTGAACGGTGGTGTTAGTCAGAATGTATCGCCAGAACGCCAGCCCGATTTCCTTGCTGAATCCGCGAACCTCTGGCAGGTACATGGCGTGGCAATCGAATGTAAGCGGCTGAATCTCCTGATAGTAAACAATGCCGCCAAACTGACCGTGCACGTTAACCTCAAAGTAACGGCATTCAGGCTTGTAGTCGTATCCATCACCGTTGTTGCTCCCGGCAATAATGTCAGGGTGATTTCCCACGGCTTCTATCAGGTCGATGTTTCGTGTTGGTTTGAATGTAATCATCAGTCAATCAGCCCATGTAATCTAAGTGCTGTTTCAAGCGCCAGAATACGCTGCCGCGCCTGCTCCAAACCTGTAGCGATAGCTGCGACTTCGGATTGTGTGTACGTAGTGCCGACAGTGTATGACTGGTTAGCGTTGAATGAGCCAAGAAGTGGCGTACCTGTGGCTGCAGTCCATCCGGTATTTCTTGCTCCAACAACCTGAATTCCATCAACTGAATATGATGTTTTTACATCCAGCGGTGACGCAAGAGACTGCGATTCTGTTACGGTTTTCGATACGTAATCACTCTTAATGTCAGATACATCGCTTTCTACGCCATCCAGTCTTTTGTCAACAGTGACCAGATGCGCCTGAATATCGATAACCTCATCCAGCAAGTAATCAACATCGCTACGCAGTACGACTATCTTCCCTTCGGCGGTTGTTAACCTGACCTCAAGGAGATTTATCGCTTTTGTGTTTGCGGTGATTCTTGAATCGTGATCTGCCAGTTCGACGTCCTGTTCATCGTTTTTCACCTGAGCATCGTAAGCGCCCTGACCAGCCTGATTTGCCTTCCCGGCAATTGCGCCGACATCAGCCCCCTGATTAATGACATACAGCAGGTAAGACTGGCTGAATATATTGCGTGGAAGGATTGATGTATCGAGCCGCGTCGCCTGCACAATAACAGGGGTGTTGAGATTCGAATCAGCCATTACTCGATCCTTATCTGAGCGCCAGACAGAGTGACAGGTGACTTCGTGATAACGCGCAATTTGAAGCCGACATTTTTCCTGATGCGCCCTACTCGCTTCCACAAAACGCGTTTGTCGTAAACGAACGGTTCATTCTGCTCAATCATCTGCTCTTTTCCCCAATTGATGCCGTCAGTGGTTGCAGAGAGGAACAGGCGGTCAGCGTACTGAGCGACACCAGTCGATGATTCAACTTCCAGATCAAAACATCTGGCGTTCTCAGCTTTGAAGAGTGGTGTAAACAACAGGTGTTCTTGCTGTAGCCCATACTGGCTGCTGATATCGAACTGCAATTTGCCGATAACCGATTCCAGCTTATCTCCGCACGTTATCTGATTGCCTTCGTAAATGAAGTCGATAGCGCGGTACACATCGTCATACAAGCCTGTTTTCAGCACACACCATTGCGGACCATTAGCGCTTGAAGATGCGTCATATACTAGGACGTGGCGCGGAAGGTGGATAATCAGCAACTCATGAGCATCAAAGCGCAACGATTCCATCACGCCATCAGCCAGTTCATCAGCAGTGTAGGAGCGGAGGATTTTCTCAATGCTCGCGCTGGCGATTGGTGACACCTGACCGGAACCGATGATGTACACAGACGGCGCACCCGTTGCCGGATTGCTGATGAACGCATACGAATCAGCAAACGGCGTTTTGCAGTAGGTTCCGGCAATTCCTTTCTGCACCATCAGTGATGGCTGTGCGACATACAACGCGGCACCAACGGTGGTTGCGCCAGTCAGGGAGAAATATTCAATCGTTGATGAACCAAAGCATACGATGAAGTCTCGCCATGTTCCGATGCCGATGATGCCGTCAGGCTGCGATTCTGCGCGATATTGTGCGCTGTAGCGGTCAGGATGAGATTCGTCTTCAAGGTCAGTGATAAACCATGAATCAGTACCGTCTTTTGACCACGCATAACGCCCACGTAATCGCGTAATGTCGCGGACTGAGCCTAACTCATACTGCGTGAATCCGCTGTCTGTAGGCCAGTTTGAGACGGTTTTAACCGTACCATCATAGCGATACTCGACCAGTTGACCATTAACGCCTACAGCCTGAGATGTTCGACCATGCGCCATTGATACGCGACCACTTCCGGCGACGTCACCGACTTCACTTTCTCCTTTGTACAGCTTACCACCACATACGCGATAAACAGCATTCTGCGCCATGTTGTACTCGACGCCCCGCGATACGCCGTTCACATCAGAACGTTTGGCAATGCCCGGGAATGAGCGAAGATATCCGCTGCTGTTGAGTATTTCTTTGGGCGTAGCCAGCATATTCACTGGCAGATAGTCGATATAGTCGGCGTTTCGAAAGTCTTTGCCGACACCTTTCATAAGCGGAAGTTGCTGAATCGGCATTTATTCACCTCACGTACTCGGATCATCTTTCTCGATGTAAAACCGATTCCACGTAAACGCGCTTTTTAACCCCGCCCCGCGAGGCATATCATTTCGCCGCTCAAGTGGTGGTATTTTGGTTAAAGCGATACAGATTGTTTGATATGCACTGTCAGCAGCGGTAAGGAGAGCGTCTGACGGCTGAATGACGTTATCCATGCACACTTGCACAGCGAGTTTCAAAGCGACGCCATCATTTGCCCATGCAGGGATACCTGAATCATCGTCAGGTAACGGCATGATGCCGTTTTCTGTATCAGCAAACTGATATCCAAGCTCGATACCTTTAGCCTGCCATGCTGCCATCATGTCTTCGAGGTCATTAATGGCATCTTCAATTGCCTGAGGGTCAGCATCTGTCAACGTGGCATTGGAATACAGCCCGGCTTTTCGTAAAGCCTTTAGAACGAGATCACCCTTCGTTTTCGCCATCTTCTTCCGCCTTAGCCACTTTTTGCTTCGTTGCGGTTTCTTCAGGAGTTTTTACCCAGCCTTTTTTCAGGTGAGATTTAACTTCTTCGTCATCAACGATGATGTAATCCAGCGAGTGGGGGCCGCAGGTGATCATCGATCCCGGCTTATAAAGCATGATTTGAGACATTTCGATCTCCAAAAAAAAAGAGGGGCCGAAGCCCCTTGGATTACTGGTTAGCCAATACCAGGCCGGTGAATTCCGGGACCAGTACGCTTGCGCCAGCCAGCGTGGTGAAGCGAGTCCACGTTTTGCCAGATTTAGCGTCGAATTGGTAAGCCATGATGATGGTCGCACCCTGCTCGGTCGTTGCGGTCATAACCTGCGGACCCTGGCCGGTAGGGAATGCCAACTTGCCATACATCAGCTCAACAGAACCCTCAGCGAAGAAGATGTTGGAAGCCGCAGCCTTCTTGTTGAGGATGTTGATCTTCGCGCTATTCTTCGGATTGGCGGTAACGTTCTGGTAAGGAATAGACGCCTTATCCGCGTTGTCTGGTGGCAGAATTTTCGGGCTGATGGTAACGGTAGTGCCTTTTACATCCAGGACGCGGAATACCTGCGGCTGACCTGTATCCACCTTCTTGATCATGTGGACACTGTTAACGCCTTCGATAGTGAATGCATCACCGACAGCCAGTACGTTCTCAGCGGATACGGTGATATCACCCTGGCGGTTATCGGTAGGCGCTCCGTTGGAATCCATCGCGGTAACTTTATGTGCTACTGCGCCGCCGAGAGTTACAGCGGTAGCTGAACCAGCCTTCATTGCGCCAGCATAATCAACGCGGAAACTGTCGAAGGATGCCACAGGTGGAATCTGAGCTTTCTCATAGGCTGTCAGAGTTGCACCGACCGCATATGCGCGAGAGCCAAGCTCCTTAGCCAGGTCTTTGTAGTTGAACGGGTTGTAGAACGCCTTGCGCTGACCACCCTGAGGCACACCAATGGACAGCATCATTGCATCAACGTCAGCCGATGCGTTCCAGAGTTCTTCGCCGAGAGTGCTACCGGTGGACGCCGATTTAATGGTGACCACGTTGGTGGAGCGAGCGACCACCTCATCGACGATCATGTTATCAACCCACGCCGCCAACTGGCGACCCGCCGCCTTGCCAGCCTGCTCTTTGTGCCACGGATCGCGCATTTCTTTTGCGTCCAGTTCGTAGATGACGTTCTCTGGCTCGCGGAAGCGAGCAGGCACCTGACGCTGAACGAGTGAGTTTGCAGTGGCCGAAGTCAGATCAAGTCCGCTCACGGTTTTCAGGTGGTAGCCCTGAGGGCGATAAACAACGTCGCCAGCGCGCTGCATTTCAATGTCGCCCGGTCGGAACTTGCTGCACTCGCGGGAAACGACATTGGACGCCTCAAAACTATCAATGACGCTCTCAAAGAGGATTTCGAGGTCTTTTGTTAACTGGTTAGACATAGGTATTTAGCTCCGATGGATTATTTTTTAGCTTTGTTCTTCGCCGCCCGGTATTCGGTGTAATCACCGGTGTCGCGCGCTTTTTCGAGAAGTTTGTCGAGGTTATTGATTACTGCGCCGTTGCTCCCCTTAACTGTCGGGGTTGTGGCTGCCGTGGTTTTTGCTTTTGGCATGATTCTGGCCTTCGATTCGATACGTTCCAGCAGACGACCAATTGCTACGGGGTTGGTAGCTTCTGCCAGTTGCTTGCGCAGTTCAGCGTTGCGACCGAGTGCCAGAACAACGATTTCCGGCTTCTCTGACTCAAGAAGGATCATGTCCTGAATGTGAACAGGAACATCTTCGCGTACAGCCTGCTCTGCATCCTGGTAACCAGCCACTTTCAGTGCTTTTACTCTATGCATGTAATTGGCTGCTTTCTGCTGAAGCGTTGCGGTACGCGCCTCTTCCTCTCGTTTCCGCTCTCGTACTTGCTCCTGGTATTTGCCGTTGTCCTCCGCCCACTTAGCCATGCGTTGCTGGTAGATTTCTTCATCGAAACCGATGTCCTCATCATCCAGTTTTGGCATTCGCGGTGGTTGAGTGATTACCGGCTGCTGCTCGACGGGTTTCTGGGACTGACGCATCAGCTCTTTCAGCTCGCGGTCTTTCTCTTTAATCGTCTTGCGCAGGTGTTTTACCAGTCCATGCTCAGCGCCATCTTCGCTGGTTGGCGAATCCAGCTTTTCGTCACCAAAGTAGAATTCCTGTTCTGATTCGTCGTCATCAGTTTCAGTAGCTTCCTCTGCATCATTGCCGGAGGACTCACTGCCATCTTCTGTTTCGACTTCTTCAGCCAGTTCGACATCATCAGGAATCTGCTCTGATGTATCGGTTTCTATTTCAACTTCTGGTGTGTTTTCTGCCATCTGGTCCATTTGTTACCCCTGTTTACTCGATGTTCAGCCCATCGGAAGGCAATAGGGTGCCAGGCCTCATAAAGACAGCCATTGCACGTTATTGGTTAATTACTGCTGTGATTGTTGCTGGGTTGATTTTTGCAGGATGCTGCTGATGTCCATTCGTTGTGCATGGCCCTGTGCCTGACTTTTCAGGACAAGCTCTGCATCAGCACGGGCGTTATCTCCTTGCTGTTGCTGGAACTGTCCGAGCAGTTTCAGAGCCTCGCGGATATCAGATTTCTGCTGGCTATCGGCAGATGCGAGGATTTTCACAACATTTGCCGCAGCAACCTGAGCATCCGTCTGTGCCTGGAATGCTTTAACCTGAATAGCTGCCTGTTCGTTCTGCGCTTTCTGCAATTCAGCCTGACCAGCAAGAAGTTGACCTTGCGCTGCAACCATAGCCGGATCTGGCTGACTGGCCTGTTGTTGTTTCGCCTGTTCAACCATCTGCTGTTCTTCAGGCGTTCTCGGCTTGATAACGCCAGACAGAAGCAACTGATTGCGGTTGTATTCTTTAAGGTCGTCCATCCCTTCGCCGTCCATATTGTCGAGAATCATCGACGATACAAGGTCGTGCTTCTGCGTTCCTGGTGGGATAAGTGCCAGCATGGAAAGTAACGACTTAACCGTTGCATCACGACGAGTAGCGAACGACTGACCGACATCGACAGTCACTTCATAGTTGCCCTGCGAAAGGTCATTAAGCGCGATAACCTGCCCTGTCTGACGGTCAACCACTTCACCAGTCATCAGCGCCACGTCATCGCTGCCGTCCTCATTAACGATACGCATCGGCGTATCACTGCCATAGACCTCACGCGCCATAGAAAGCCACACAACGCCAGCGCGACGCATGGATTTAGCCATGTTGTCCATGTAGATATAGGACTGCGTGTCCATCCGGTTAAAGATGCTATCAACGGTATCGGTGGCGACGTTGCTCGGCATGTTCTCAAGCTGCGACGCACCTGTAATTTGCTGAATAGCAGTTCCGGTGTACTGCAATAGCCCGGCAAGAGCAGGAGGCATTTGTGTTGTAGGTGTATAACTGCTGACCTGAGCCTGCGCAGTAATATCTCCGTTTTTGTTTTTCAGACTGACCATCGGCAGGAACGCCGGGCGCTTTTTGTTGCGCTCCGCCCAATGAGTGGCAAGAGGACCAGGAATCATGTCAACATCAACTACAGGAATGCCATCGCCGCCAGCCTGAGTAGCGTTATCTGCAATCATGGAAACCATCAGGTTCTCAAGACGCTGTGCATCCATCGCTTTTGCTGCGTGGCCTTCGATTCGCTCCTGATTATCAACAAATGAACGACGCCCATATACCGGGATGAGAGGAATATGTTCGCCCGGAATACGCTTCGGTTCTTCCAGCCATTCAGCGCCAGACAGAAGACCGCAATAAACTCGGCGTTTCTTCACTGTCCGCTCACCAATCAGTTCGAATGCGCCATCGGTCAGCTCGTCGACAATATCTTTGATTTGATCTTCATCATAGATTGCCGTTTCTCCGCTAACAGGGTTACGCCATGCTGTGAGCTTCACCTTCTCTACGCGAACTTCGTAGTAGCGTCCAACATAGATGGCGTCAGGCGTTGACCAGTCATACTGAGTACCAGTGTCATCACGAGAAAGGCTTGCCGCGATGGAATCAGGGTATTCAGCCTCGAACGCTTTAGGCGTCATGGAGAACATTTCCATAGCCCACATAGCATCAGAGCGGTCATATTGCTTGCTGTCCTGATCGAAGAAAACGCATGTCGCTGGGTCGTAAACAGGAAGAAGGCTGATGCGTCGCTGCTCGTTACTTGGGTCCATTTCATCTTCGTAATCGGCACACATGCGGAAACAACCGAATCCGCCCGTTACAGCATCATCAAATGCGTTATCACACGCTTCGCCACCGGATGTTTCCTGATAGTCAGCGCGGAATTTGCCGTTCATCTTTTCGGCTAACGCTTCCGATGCCTTGTCATCCTTCGGCCTGAATTTAACGCTGATGCGATTCTGTCGATACTCGCCAATGATGCGATCACATTCACGGGCAATCTTATTCAGTTCAAAGCGCGGGTAATGCTCAAACCTGCCTTCATCAAATGAGTAACCAGCGTTTGTGCTGCCTTCCCACTGTGCGCCGGACACCCGGACGAAACGTTGAGCCTCAATAATCTGCTCTCGCATATCCTGCGTTGCTGACCAGGCATTATCAAAGTTGCACAGCACCTTGCGATGCCAGTCAGTCATCTTTCTATCATCAGCCATCATCCAACTCCGCAAGGTATGTTGTAGCTTGAGTAATCAATCTCTTTAGGATCTTTGATGTCTCGCATCTGTATTGCAAAACGCCTCATCATGTAGCCATAGCGAACAGCAGAAAGGATGTCGTCATTTAGCTTGACGATCTTCCCGTTCTCATCGCGGTGATACAGGCGAAACTCTTCAAAGAATGGCTCGCAGGTGTTAAATACCTTGAAACGACCGTCGAGCATCATGTCGCGTATCTCTGCTATCCCGGGTTCGACCGCATTACCTCCATCAGGCCATGTTGCATGATCTGGCAACATGTCGAACCCAGCGTCGGCGTATTGTTCCTTGAGCTGAGCGCCGCCTCCCTTTTCGTGCTGATGCCCGTCATGAGGCCAAGCCGTAGGGGTGTTTTTGCTCCATGCTTTAACAGCACTCCATGCCTCTGTCGCCTTCTTCTGTTTGGCCTTCCAGACGCGAGAAAGATAAATCACGTCCTCGTCTTTATCCCACCAAAGCTGGATATGTGCCTGTGGGTGATCCCATCCGAAGTCCATTGCATTGATGACGTAGAAGTGATCAGGACACTCGAACGGCTGACACTTAATCGTCTCTTCCGGTATCTGGAAGATTCGACCGCTACCCATCGTAGGAATACCGCGAGCACGCGCCTCTCTCTCATGCTCAGGATAAGATGCGATGATTTGCTCTTTCTGCTCGTCGGTGTAGTGCTCAGCGTCATAGATGGTCATGTTGACCACTTTCTGCGACTTGCTGGGATTCTTCAGGAACTTGGTAACAACGTCAGACATCCCCATCAGCGGGGTAAACGTCAGAATTGAGAATTGCCCGTATTTGTTGGTACGGGTAAGCCCTTCGCCATAAATGCTGTATGGTGGCTCTTCGTCAAACCACACGCCGTGGATTGTGTCACCCTGCCAGCGAGCGCGTCCTTGCGAGTATGGTTTGAAGTAGCAGATTGAAATGCCATCTTCAACGCCATCAGCCGTGTGATGCTTAACCAGAAGATGATCAACAAGGTTCGGAAAGAAAGGAGACTTCTTCCAGCTAATGATGTCTTCTTTCGGTATGGAACCGTAGCCTGGCTCGTCATTCTCTTCAATACGACCGCACAGGATGCGTTGAGTCGTTTTGGTTACAGTCTCGTTTGTCTCGCCGCCAATCCAGAAGACAACAGGCTCATAGAAACGCTTACCTTTCCACTCACCGCCATATTTACCATCAGCAGGATAGCCTTTTGTGCCCGGATAACGCCCGGTAAGGTGAAACGCGACTTCAGCAGCACCAGTAAATGACTTACCAAGCTGGTTACCAGCCATAAAACAGCGCTCTGGATAGTCATGCCCGGCGTCGATGAACTCACGCTGTTTGCTGTATGGCGTAAATTCATATAGCAGGTGTGTGTTCCGGTAGTTCTCTTCTTCTTCGAGTAGCTCGAGCAACTCGATTTGCTCTTCGTCGCTCAGGTTATCAAGAATCGCGTCCAGTTCCACGGTTGAATAGCTCCTTGATACGAGAGCGTCGCTTATCGCGATCTCCCTTATCAGGTGTCACGTCTTCAACTTGCGACTGCTCTTTGAGGCCCAAATCACGGGCGATGATGTTAGCGTTGAGAAGGTCAGCGGCTGCGCCAGAGAATTTCTGGTCGTAGATGATGTCTTCCGCTCGTGATGTGACGTCAGAAAAACCTTCCATTGACCGGAAGGTTCCCCATGTTTGCCTGGTGATATCAAGGAAGGTACACAATCCTGAAATAGTCATGGCTCGCATCTTAGGAAGATTAGCCTTAATTATTTCTCCCTGATATGAAAATACCTTACCCTCCCATAGCGGGTTATCATCAGCCCACTCGAAGTATTCACAACAAGCAGCCCACAGCGCCTCAGGCGATTCGAATTTAGGGTTTCGCCCATGACTACTGCGGGCCTCCCAGAATCGGTTGCCCTTTGGTGCTGCCATATTCATCTCACTTAATCGTTATTTCAGGTTGAGCATCATGCTCCGGTGGTGAACAGGTCTAACGCTTCCTTCGATTTACGCACCGCTTCGATAGTGCGGGTCGTGATATCTGAATTAGCGCCACCTGACTGGAAGTGAATTTTGAATAGCTCAAGCTTCAGCTCGTCAGTGCCAATGAACTGAAATGCTTCTTCTGCGGCTGCGTTCTGGTTCATGACCAGCTTGTAAATCTCTAACTGGAATTTCTGTTCTTCAGTCATGGGAATAATCTCTGCCATTGTTGGCTCCGTTTATCCGTTAAAAGGGATATCAGTTAAGTTATCCCGTGTAGGGTATAAGTCATTGTCGAGACCACTCATTGAATGGTCTCTGCAATAACCGATGTCTTTCCATCAGTCCGCCACCACAAAGAATCTTTTTTGCCATAAGGCAGGAGGTTCATCTTTCAGTGGCTGCCAGTGTTATTTCCCCACTTTCTGGCTTGGGTTGTTTCGCTGTATTGCCGCAACTGGTGGTGCACAGATTTAGTTAAATCTGTTCTCGCCTGAACTATCTTTTACATACCCGGATTGTGGGGATGTAAATCACGGTTTCATTATCAAGCCCACCCGTAGATGGGCTTTGTAATGGATAGCCGTTGCTCAGTTCTCGTAATGCTTTGATTTTTCCGATAACGCAGTTTTGCGTTTGCCATCAGCACGCGATATCGAGAGTCAACTGCAGTTGCTCGCGCCAGTACTCAACATTTGCTTCAATAACCGGCTTATCCCATCGCCAGCGAGCCATCTCTCTTGCCCCATTGCTGGCTTTTGATTTCCGGTCATCGCGAATGCGACATGCTTGCTCATATTTCTGCTGCTCAGTCAGTTCACCGCGAAGCAGACTATCAATGTGCAGGTCGCACCACACAGCAAAACGAGCATCACACCAACGGGCAAATGCAACTGAAAGTTTTGGATGTAGCCACGTACCACCACCCCTGTCCTTTCGTGCCTTGCTGGTTTTTACATACCTCGATTGTGAGGGATGTAAAATTTGAGATTCTTTCCCGGTCAACGCTTCGTCTAAAGCACGAACGTATTCAAGCGTTTCTGCCAAACGCATCCAGTTATCAATGCGTTTTCCAAATCTCTCAGCAACACCTGTGACGTTGATCCAACCATCAGTGTTGAAACTGACAATTTCACCTTTGTAATTAAGTGGCACGATATTCATAACGTTTACCTACCATTTGAAATGAACCTTTGCCGCATAGGAAACCAGCCCACCGAGGCTCGCCAGCACTAACTGGTATCCTCAAAGGCCCATTCCAAAGGGGCAGGTTCGGTGTAAAAAACATGCGTTGCGGTACGCATTTATTGCAAAAAGCCCCGCATCGCGAGGCTCATTAAATTGACTTTGTGATTTGCAAAAAAATTATTTCAGGCATTGCGTCCTGATGTATTCCTGCAGGTAGTTAACCTGCGCGGTTATCTTGTCGATTCCACTTCGGAGACGGTAATAATTGAGTTCAGCATCTGCTGTAAGTCTTGGGCTTTCTCCATCGCCCATGCTGCTGGCTCCGGTCGTTGACTTTGCACAGGTGGCGGCGACTTGCAGGCGCTTACGACCAGCAGAAACATCAGCACGGAGACTTTCGATAGTCGCGTTAGCATCAGCAAGCTCCTTTGTGTATCTGGCGTCAAGTTCTGCTACATCACGTTGACGCTTCTGCATGTCAGCAATTGTGGATGCGGCCTTATCGCGCTGCTCTTTGTAGGCGATTGCGTTATCACGGTAATGATTAACAGCCCATGACAGGCAGACGATGATGCAGATAACCAGAGCGGAGATAATCGCAGTTACTCTGCTCATTGCTGCCCCCACAAACAGACTTCACGCTCAATCTCACGGCGAGTCATCAGCCCTTTCCATTGCTTACCGCCAGCGTATGTCCAGCGACGTAGCTGGTCACATGCGCCCTTGATATCGCCCTGGTTGATTTTGCGAAGAAGCGTCGATGTTCTGAAATTGCCTGCGCCCACGTTATAGACGAACGAATAAAGAGCGCCGCGCGTTGTTTCCGGTATATCGACTTTGATGTACGGGTTAATTTGTCTGGCGACCGTGGCAAGGTCTTTATTCAGGAGGGCTTTGCATTCTGCTTCGGTATACGTTTTACCGAGCATGATGTCTTTTCCGGTGTGTCCGTGGCATACAGTCCATACACCAACAATATCTTTGTATGGTATGTAGCTGACACCTTCCAGGCCATCGTTACCACTTGGTCCAGTGATTAACACAGATGCTATAGCAATAGCCCCGCCACTTATCGCCGCTATTACGCTATTTCGTAGTGCCGGTGACATTGCCATTCAATCTGTCCTCGCGCTCTTTGCGCTTGTAGTACCAGTTGATGCCAAATGTGCCGACAGTACAAAGAATACCAATGATGACAGCCCAGTCATTCAGGGAGAGAATGCCACCCATCGCAGTCAGTCCTCCGAAGCTGTAACTGAACCATTCTCTGATTTTGTCCATACGGTACATGCTCTACCCCTTCATTGAGGGGATTTGCTCTATTTAATTAGGAATAAGGTCGATTACTGATAGAACAAATCCAGGCTACTGTGTTTAGTAATCAGATTTGTTCGTGACCGATATGCACGGGCAAAACGGCAGGAGGTTGTTAGCGCAACCTCTTGCCACCCGCTTTCACGAAGGTCATGTGTAGAAGGCCGCAGCGTAACTATCACTGATGAATTCAGGATAGCCAGTGGCTACGGCTCAGTTTGGGTTGTGCTGTTGCTGGGCGGCGATGACGCCTGTACGCATTTGGTGATCCGGTTCTGCTTCCGGTATTCGCTTAATTCAGCACAACGGAAAGAGCACTGGCTAACCAGGCGCGCCGACTCTTCACGATTATCGACTCAATGCTCTTACCTGTTGTGCAAATAAAAAAAGCCACCGTTGCAACTTAAGAGTCACTAACGGCAGCTTACATCTTTAAACGGTATGATATTTCATTCTGGCTGCCTCAAAAGCCGCAGCGGCAAGTTCGGCAGTGTCATGGTATCCAAGGTTAATACACTTTCCAGACGCATTAATTCTTGCTCTCCATTTCCCGTACTTAGCATCCCAAGACACGCCACGGTATCCAGATTTATTATTCTTCTGAATTTTCCTGTTTTGCATATTTTCGGAATGAGTGACAAGACGAAGATTTGATATCCGGTTATCTGTTCTTACCCTGTTGATGTGATCAATAAAACCATCGGGCATGGTGCCATAAACAATCAACCATGCCAGTCTGTGAGCAGGGCATGCTTTACCATTAATCATAATCATTAAATACCCATCAGAATTTATTGATGAGCATTTCTTGAAAGCAAAACGAGAGTTCCATGTCAAAGTGGTCCTCTCTCTCCCCTGCCTCCATCTCCAGTGAAAGTCGCCTGATGATGGATTGTAATCAACAACAGAAAGCACCATTTCTGGCGTTAATTTTATTTCTTTCATCGCTTTACCTTAGGGATAGAGCCTGTTCGCGTAGATATGACAGCCAAGAGCGGAGCGATGTTTCCACCACCATATCTCAGGCCCATATCACTAAGACTCTTGTTTTGATTGCACGCGAATGCAAAAAAGCCCACAGGAGGTGGGCTTGTGATGGTTGCTGAATGCAAAAGCAGCAGCATATGTGAATATTATGGCTAAATGGCTAATTGCATGTCAAGACTTTTAACAGCAACATGCTTAACTTTCTCAACACGTTTACGCATTTTGAAAGCATTTTGCATTGGTTGGTACAAAACAAATAACGACGCTTTCAGGATGTCGTCAATTTCGTTTCTACAGGTTGCCATTGAAGGTTTTCTCCATCCCTCGCCACCACGTCCACACATCTTGCGTGGCTTTGCAGTCGCGTGATAGTAGGATGCAATTGCTCGCTTAGATGAACCATGAGCGTAGTAGCTGAGGAGGATGCCAAAGGCTTTCTTGTCAATGTACATGACGGAATCGACGACCTGAGAAATCAACATTCCATCATCATCATTACACATTGGCCTTGTCATAACTCTTCCCGGCTCTACGCTCTCCATGAACTTCGCTATTACGCTGCTCATGCGCTTTTCCAGACGACCTGAATAAACCCATGCGCCCCACAGTTCAAGCCAGCCATTCAGCCACTCATGCTGTTCTTTGGTGAGGTTTAGTTCTCTTATGCCCACGCGCCTTCTCCCTGTACCTGAATCAATGTGAGATTTCCGCAGAACACTGCGCCGGTATCGATATACATCTGGTTGGCAAATTTGAGCGGTTTCACTGCTGGCGTATGACCAAAGATGAACATGTCCGCGCCTTTGATTTCTTTCACGATCCCGTCTTGTGAGTTGCTGATTCGTTCGCGGTTCCAGATTACCTGCTGATGATCAACTGGCTTTCCAAACTCGTATTCGTCACAAGGATAATCGGCGTGGCAGATGACATATTTTTTATCTTTGCTCACCAGTTCGATGATTAACGGAAGTTCATCTGCTTTATGGGCAAGAGCTTTAGCCAGAATTTCTTTGTCGTAATCGAGATTAAAGAACCAGCCACCGCCATTAAGCAGCCAGTGATTGACGTTTCCACGCTCTGATAAGCCATCAATCATCATGTGCTCATGGTTTCCACGTACAGCTCTGAACCAGGGGAATGTGATTAATTCCAGGCATTCAACGTTCTCTGCACCACGATCAACCAAATCGCCAACCGAGATAAGCAGGTCTTTTTTGGTGTCGAATCCAATCGTATCCAGTTTGTTCATCAGGTTCGTGTAGCATCCGTGCAGGTCGCCAGCTACCCAAATATTTCGGTATTTGCTGCCATCAATTCTTTCGTAGATATTCATGCTGCCTCACTTCTGCTGTTTCGCAGATTTTTAAGTTTCTGCTGATACTCCGCCTTGATGGCCCTGCACTCTTCGACAGTCCAGCGATGGCGGTTATGGTTTAATTCGATTTCGTCTACTGCTTCCTGCCCGATGCGGTTAATCAGTTCGACGCGATACGGAACGAGATTTCCGCTTTTATGCTGGTTGCACACCACGCATTGCTTGTGAATATTGCGTTCATCAAATCGGAGTTGAGGTGCCGCAGAAGTTGTCCGGTAATGTCCGGCATCCCACTGAGCAGACGTGAGCGTTCCGCACGAGATACATGGTAAGTCGTGGTCTCTTTCTCTGATGAAGGCGTTTACGGCTTGTTGGGCTTGTTTAATCCAGTAACTGCGGGGCTTTAAGGCGAGTTTTCGAATCTTAAGTTTATCTTTCTGTTTCTGCTCCTCTCGTCGTCGTTTCTTCTCTGCTGCCTTTTCCGCTTTTTCGCGTTCTTTACTTCGTCGTTCGAGTGCTATCTTGGTTCCACACTCTGGAGAGCACCACCACTGATTGGCGAATGCAGGGTGAAACCATTCCCGACATTCATCGTTTTTACATCGTCTTCGCGCTGGTTTAGCCATCGTCTTCTTCCTCGTACATTGAGCTATTCGGATCGCTCATCAGTTCTGCGCAGTTATGGTCTGCCATGGTTTTCATGAAAACCCAGTTCTTTTTCTGCCCTCTTCCTTTCTGCAATAGCGTCAATGATGCTAGCAAATATTCCAAGATATTTGGTGCGCCCATCTACGCATATATTCGCAATCCACTTGCATCTCTCTTTATTGAAATATACTCCAGTCACTCCTGACGAATTGGTTATTTTTCTCTTTTGGTTCTGTGCATTCTGTTGGTGTGTAACCAATCGAAGATTAGATAGCCTATTATCTGACCTTACTCCATTTATATGATCAATTTTATACCCTAATGGAATCTCACCATTATTTATCATCCATATAACGTGGTGAGCATAAGTAATTACACCATCGATAGTTAACATCCTATAACCATCACTCCTAATGTAACCAGCAACACTGCCAACCTTAACATTATTAGAAGGAGACACTTTCCATCTAAGTACACCTAAAACATCATCATATGATAATTTATTTCTTAATTCGTCTATGTTGCTTATATTTCTCATTATGTTCCACCATATTTAAGCATTCATATATACAACGCTCACACACGTGAACTTCCAGCACATGCAGCTTCTGACCGCAATTAGCGCACGTTAAAGCCCGCTCGACGCTTTCTTGTTCGTAACTTCGATTTTGGTCAATCACCTTGTTTTCCTCGCACGATGTCTTAGCCACCGGATATCCCACAGGTGAGCCGTGTAGTTGAAGGTTTTTACGTCAGATTCTTTTGGGATTGGCTTGCGTTTATTTCTGGAGCGTTTCGTTGGAAGGTATTTGCAGTTTTCGCAGATGATGTCGGTGAAACTTCGTCGCTGTCGCCTCATGCCTCCCTCCCTGTTCGTTGTGACCATTCATACTCTCGCCGGGAGTCATCACTCCACCGCACGTTGCGCTCTGAGCCGAACCAAAACATGATTTCGATAAGCTCAGTCATGCTGGCCTTTCGCATTTTGCTGGTACGCACGCCAAGCATGACAACGCCACCGTCGATACCAGGCACACTTCGTTGCTCCAGTTTTTTGGTCTTAAGCCACAGGGCAGTGAACAGGTCTTTCCAGTCTTCCGGCGCCAGCCGTTGACCATGCCATAGCACCTGACGCGAAACATCGTTCAGCATCGGCCACATACGGTCATTCTGCGCTTTGCTACGCTTGGATTCTTTAACGTGGACTTCGTGGGGTGACTTGTCGTCGATGGGAAGTGAGAGTATTGCGTCTATGGCGTTATTTCTGATTGCTTCGTTGCGAAGCAGAAAGGTTTGCTTCATCTCCTGCTCTCCGGTTCCATTTTTCAGCCGCCGCAGCAACTGATGGTGCCCATGCCCCCCTGGCTTCACAGAGGTCACATTCTGCATAGCCCCACACATCAATATTTATTCCGGCCTCAACCCACAGACGAGCATTACCGCCGCAAAACGGACATTCTTTTAGCTTTGGCTGGGTTAATGATAGGTCGCTCATGCTCACTCCTTCACTTTAAATCCAGACTCCGGATAATTCTGTTGCGCTGAAACTCATTGTTGAGTCTGAACAACCGCCGAAGAACACGGTCACGCGGATAGCGTCGTGCGGCAGGTGAATGCTCATACAACTCATCAAGCGGCAAACTTGACGATGAACGATACCGATACCAACGCACCAACTCTTCACGAAAATTAGCCCTGACAAGCTCAGCTATCGTACTCATTTCTTAAATCCTCCAATTACTCTCCCCCAAATAAAAAGGCCTGCGATTACCAGCAGGCCTGTTACAAGCTCAGTGATGTAGATAGTCATTGCTTCATCTCCCTTTCCATTTCATCAATGTCAACGTCATCAGGAAGATGGGAGCAATACGCCGCTATACCATGATGATTTATCTCATACCCTTTGAACGTTACCATCTGGCGCGTAATCTCAACTTCGTTCAGGAATCCGTCATCGCATAACTGCCTGGCTATTTTCGATTTGGTCTGGATTATTGGTAGTGCCTGTTCTTTCAAAGCGCATGATATTTGTGCATCCCATGCCTTTTCGAGAATGGCTAATTGTTTTTTATTCATCAGAATCCTCCTTTCTTCTTGGACTGCGGTTCCTCGCGTTCACGTCGGCGCATTTCAGCAGACTGTTGGTCTGTGTCATAAATAGCGCCATTTGCCTGAATGCAATACACCGTGCCGGTATTGCCATGACGATTGAGGCGAAGGATTAGTTCGGTTTCACCAGGAGGAACGCTGTCATCAAAAGCACCTTCACGATGGATCCCCACCCAATAATCGCAATCCTGTTCAATCTGCCCTGTATCTCGTGAGTCACTTGGTAATGGGCGTTTATTGGTTCGGCTTTCCAGTGCGCGGTTAAGCTGTGTCAGAAGCACAACAACGCAATCAAGCTCTTTGGCAAGGTTCTTCAGTCCTTTGGTGATCATGCCGTAAGCAAGGTCGTTGCGATCGGCCTTTTCAGCGGTCATTAGTGTCAGGTAATCGACCAGAATCATGCCAACACATCCTTTTTCTCGCTTGATTCGACGGCTTTCGCTGACGATTTGAGCCAGAGATAATCCCGGCGTGTCGTCGATGTAAAGCAGGTCGATTTCACTCAAGCGATTGGCTGTTTCGATCGCCCTGTTGAAGTCACCATCGTAATCACCCTGATAGCCGTCATCAGCGTCATTTGTCGCCGGAAGGTAAAAAATATTCGGGTTAACACCTGACTTCTGTCCTACCAGTTTTTCCAGTATCTGGTCACCGGGCATTTCAAGGCTGAACATCAGAGCGGGCTTTTTCTCATGCACTGCGCAGTTGATTGCCATCTGGCTGTATAGCGTCGTTTTCCCCATCTTAGGGCGAGCGCCAATGACAAACAGAGAGCCTTTCACCAGACCTTTCGGTGACAGCATCCTGTCCAGCGATGGGATCCCTGTGCTCATTCCCCGTTGTTCGCCTGATGGGTCAAATCGCTTCTCAAGGTCGCTAACCCAGTCTTCCATGACCTCGCCAAATGAGCGAAGGCCGCGACGCGATCCGGTTTTTGCATGGTCTGTCAGTTGCGTGAAAATCGCCTGAATAGCTTCGTACTTCTGCGTCGCAGTCATTCCGTTGCGGGAATAGAGCAATTCCGTCGCTTCAGTCATGCGGTTGATGGCGTAGCGTTCCATTGCGGTTTCGCGAACCTGCATTGCATAGGCAACGATGTTTGCGGCGCTCGGCGTGTTCTTTGCGATCTCAGCGATATAAGCAAAACCGCCAACAGACGCCGTTAACGATTTACGCTCCAGTTCATCGAAAAGCGTCAGGCCATCTACTGGCTTTTGCTCCCGGTGCATTCTGGTTATTTCTTCGAAAAGGATTTTGTGTGATCGGCTGTAAAATGAATCAGGCTTCAGCATCGCCAGAACTTTCTGGACGCGCTCACTGCTGTCATCATCCAGAAGCAATCCACCAATCACCGCCTGCTCTGCCTCGATGCTATGGGGCGGCGCATAAAAATTATCGGTCATCGTGTTCACCCTCACGAACTTTCAGGTAGGTATTATCGTTAAGCAGGAAATCAAATCCCTTTTTGTGCCAGACGGTTCCTCGCTGATGGTTTGGGCGCTCTTCGAACATCCATCGGCAATTTTCGCCTACGTATCTCAAATAATTTCTCCAGTCCTGCATCGTGAACCCATGCCCGTCAAGCTGGCGGGTTATCACTCCGGCTTTGCGCCAGAACGTTCGGATCTGGTTTTTACGCTTGTCATTCAGTGCGCGGATTCTTGGCGCTTCAGGAAGGATTTCGTGGTAAGCATCGACAACATCCTGACAGCTAACGGAAGGTTTTTTCTTGTCAGACTTTTTGTCTGCTGTGGCACTCTCTAATACGTCAGTATTAGAGATATTATTTATATTATTGTTTATGGACAACCGTTGGACAACCGTTGGACAATCTCCGCTGAGAGCCTCGCCATTACTGGTGTTTGCGTTGGACAACCGTTGGACAACCGTTGGACAATTTTTTGCCTGAAAATCGTCATATTTAACGATTGTAAACAGGCTAAATTTCTTCCCCATCGAGCAAATATTAAGCATCCCTTTCGACTCAAAAGTCCGTAATAAGCTCCGAACTTTGTTGTCGGGGATGAATGTTTCTCTGACCAGCGACGGGCGTCCAGTTATCATCTGACCGCGATCAACAGTTATCGGCCCGATATCCGTATTGACGACAGTAGATTCGTGATTAGCCTTGAGGATTAAGTGAAGCCAAAGATGTACTGCCTGAGAGTCCTTATAGAGCCTGCTGTCCATAAACTGGCGGTGTATATAGGCATACCCCATACTGGATGCCTCCTGATGTTGTACAGGGTTATGCCTGTAATCAGCTAACTTAACGACGCCCATGTTTCACTCCTGCTTTGGCTAGTCTGTAAACACCAACAAGGCGCTCTGCGAACGCCCTGTTATTTGCTGCGGCTACCACTAATCCCTCAGGTGAATCAGGGTGTCGAATCTCTTCTTTTTCCTGGTATTTCTTACGACGTTTTGTCATAATTACTCCTGTGGATTGATCCAGTAATTCCCTCAGAATTGCATATCAATTTGCTTAAAATCCTCGGTGGCGGCCGGGGATTTTTTCTTTGTGATTTCATCAAGCGCATACTTAAAAGCCCTGCTAATTGGACTGATGTCTGATGCCATTCCGAAAGCACACAAGACCGAAGCAATAAACCGCCAGTCCGTTCTGCTTATCTTCGATTCATGACAACCAATTGAACCGCCCCGGGTTTCCTGGAGAGTATTTTATCTGTGAACTCAGGCTGCCAGATCATCGTTTCCGATGGAAGCATAATAAGCTTTTTCTGCTTCTGCCGGAGGAGTATGGCCCAGCCTTTCCAGCAATCGTCGATTGTTATACCAGTCCACCCACGTGAGTGTGGCCAGTTCCACTTCTGCACGGTTTTTCCAGCTCTT